CCAGCGACAGGCTGAACGCGGTCTTGCCCATCGCTGGCCTCGCGGCTATGATGTTTAGCGTTGAAGGCATTAGGTAACCAAGTACGTTGTCAACGGATGAATATCCGGTACTGATGCCTGCTTCTGATCTTCCCTCGCGTTTATCAATAACCTTCTGCATGACTGCCGAGGCCGTGCGCTTCAGCGTTGGCAGTTGGTTGCCTGTCAGCATAGCGTCAAGCGCTTCGAGGTTCGAGGTGTGCAGCTGCATGACTTCCAGCGATGACATAACGTTTTGCTTCAGGTGTTCATTCGCGTCGAGTAGTGCCTGTCGCAACTTGCGCTTCACCCAGTCCTCGCAGTGGTCAACGAGGTGCGTTGTCAGGTGTGCGTGGCCTGCCGCCTTCATATCGATTTCGGTCAAGCGTATCGCCATGTCCTTTGGGAATCGCTGGTCTTTCTTGCAGGCGATGGCCAGCGTCATCACGTCGACTGGCTTGCTGTCAAGGTATAGCTGGTGCATGACTTGAAATAGCTGCTGCATCATGCTGTCGTCGAAGAAGTCGACCTTGTTTTCTATGAAAGCAATCCCCTCCGCCAGCGCGTTGCGGTCTTGCATCATGATGCCTATGATCGTCGTGTCGCTCATTCTACAGGAGGTTTACCAAGCTTGCGGCGGACTTCGTTCTCGTAGGCAATGGGGTCTTCCCACGCTTGCTTTTTGGGTAGAGGCTTGACGTCTTGGTGTCGCACCCAGTTGCTGAAGTGGCGCTTGTACTCGGTGACGTTTGGGTGTTGCTTATCGATTGACTTGAGGTAGTTTTCAAAGTAAAGCATGAGCCGTACGATTTCCTCTTTCGTTGTTTTCATTTGAACGGCAAATAATTCGACGGCGGCTTCATCTTCTTCAATTCTGTAATTCTTTAATTCCTCAATTCTTTCATTCGTTAATTCCTCAATTCTTTCATTCTTTAATTCTTTAATTCTTACGCTTCCGTCTTGCTTATCGTTTGCTTCCGTTTTGCTTCCGTTTTGCTTCTGCTTTGCTTTCTTGCCGTTCTCATACCGCTTGTTGTTTGCTTCAATAATCGGCTTGATTAGCTTCCAGTATGACCGTGCAAGCGGTGTGATCTCCGCTGGTTCCTCTTGGTTGAGGCCGTAGAATGTGATGGCCTTAAATAGCTCCAGCATGATTTCATCGGGGAGTTCTTCGATGGCTTCGTACCAGCTACGGTAGAATACAAATCCGTGTTTCATAGTGTTTGTAGGTCTTTAAGTTTCCAAAAATATAAAGCTTCTGAACATCGCACTCCGTTTCTATTGATGCCATCCCACAGCCTGCCTTCTGTCAGCAAATTGACATAAAACATCCCAGTTGGTTCTTCCTCTTCCTGAAGGAAAGCCACAAGTACATCAAGTCCAGTGTAAAAGTGAATGGCCATATATTGCTTGTAAAGCCTGTATGATATGCCTGTTTCCTTTCCCCCTTCATAATGAACGTATTGGCGCTTCCTTTTAGCCTCGACAAATGCGCATTCCAGATGCTTAAATATGACCATATCAGGCAGTATAAGGTCTTGATTCTTGCCGTACAAAACCGGTGCGCTGTCTTTAGTAAACTGCCAAACAGGTAAAATCATAAATCCTTTGTTTTTGAAAGTATTGGATATTTCAATTTCGCCCTCTTGCCCAAACTTATATTGCTCCTCAAAACTTACCGACTTCTGCTCCATAGTGATACCAGTTTACACGGTTTTCTCTACTAAAATAATCTAAACGCCTGCCTACGACCATACGCTCGACCATCTCGTAAAATGCGTCTGGCTTTCTGCTATGCTCTCTTCTTGCTTCCCTAATAATGTCGCGCTCTGAACTGCCCAGTATTATTGGACTACCTTTAATTCCTATCAAGCAGAACTCACACTGCATCCTAACTGTACGACCTATGCCCATTTTTTCCTTATCCCAAACCAAGCAGGCCTTATAGGTAAATTTGTAATGCTGCATAAGGTCAAATGCCTGTCTCAAAAAGGCGTGTGTTGTCCATAAAAACAAAACGCAATCGTCATCAGCTGGCAGCTGAATGTCTGATATTTCCTGTAAACTCATAGTTGGATATGGTGTTGTCCCTCTCATAGCTTCAGGATCGTACTGGTTACTTCCAGCCTGCCCGACTTCTGCATAATTCCAAGGTGGATCAAGTACAATTGCATTAAAAAGTTGAGGTAACTGCACCATGTCCTCCTGTTCTATGCGCTGCTTTATGGTTTCTATTTCTTCTTGTTTCTGCTGCTCTTTATTGCGCGTCTTGATGGCCTTGTATGCTTCATTCATCGACAACTCACCAGCTCGCAGCTTCTCCTTGACTTCTTCTGGTGCATGCTTGATCACGTATTGGCCTTGAGCGACCTTGCCAGTCGACCAGTTCAATGATTCAGCAATTTCGTTTCTTGTGTTGTGCGCTGGTTCAGTTCTGGATGGTTTGTCAATAATTGACAAACCATCCACTTTGGTATGCTGATTGCCAGCAAACCCTCGGTTTGTAGCGCCTACACTCATCACGTTTCTCCCCTGTTCATACAACACGTCTGCGCGCTTCTGTTGAAGTTCCAATTTGACAAAATCTGTCAAGTTTCTTCTGCCTAATTGATTGTCGATGATCCATAAGACCGCCTCGTCTTGGCTGTTGAAGTTTACTTCATGCAGGTCGAATTGTAGGCTGTGTTTCTGCGCCAGCTGGTACCGGTTGTGTCCATCGACTATTGTGTCGTTCCAGACGACGATGGCGTCGCGTATTCCTTCAGCCAGAACGTTGTCCTCAAGCTGCTTAAATTCATCAGCCGTTAGCGACTGGATCAGATCTCGAAAGACCGGGTTAATGTTTAATTGTTTCATAAATTGGGTTTAGGTATGTAGAAAAAAAAGCCCCGACTGTTCGCAGGCAGTCGGGGCAGGCCAAGGTAGCGGCTTTGCTTACGTCAATGCTCACCTGCGAAAATGGGCATCAACTCTATCACAAATATACAACATTAAGTCATATTGCGACCTCGCCGGTCGTGTTCATCTGCCACCAATCGCATCGCGTCAATGATGTTGTTGTCGATGTAGGTTGCAGCAATCGCAAGGTCGTAAAACAACTCCACCAGTTCAGTAGCAGTCAGTTCGCTGTCGTCACTTTCGATGCTGATGCGCTTGCCGTCGATTTGCAGGCTTAGCTTTAATCCAAGGTCAGAATGGGAGGTCGTTGCCATTGTCTTGGATGTTTAGGTTATTGTGCGACTCCGCCTTTGGCTTGCCAGCGTAGTAGTCCGCGCTGTTCGGCGATGGCTGCTGCTTCACCTGCACGTTGCCAGCCAAGAACTCGCCCTTAGCGCCTTGCTTGCGCCATAGCGCGACTTGGTATTCGACGCCGTTCAGGAGCAGGTTGCCCTTCCACGATGGTGCGTTAGCGTTGTCGGAGTTGTTGGTGAAGACGCTGATGTCGCCGTCTTTCTTTTGGTATGTACTCATAATGTTGGTTTGGGTTTGTAATTTTTTTTGGGTTATGGTTGTAAAGATAGGGGTGGTTCTTGCCATTCTTCGCACTCGTTCTCAAAGGCAGCGTCGTGGAAGAAGTCGAGCGGCGTCTGGTCCAGCCATGCTTGCGCGCTTTCTGCCTCGCTGTCGCTCATCACGGCTTTCTTCCATTCAAATAGCACTGGTGGCAATTCCCCGACTTTGACTTCTGGTGTGGCAATGTCAAGTTTTATGTACTTGAAACTTGACACCCAAGCGTCGATGACGTCGATGCTGCCAGCGTGTTCGTGATTCCAGTCGTGCGCCTCGTATTCGATGTGGATTATTGGTTCAATGAAGCCGCCGTTGTGGGGCATTGTGTAGTAGTGTGAAAATTGGCGTTCTCTGCTCATAGGTCGGTTTGGTTTAGTTTGGACATCATTGCGACGCACTTGGTGCGCTCTTCGGTCACGCCGAGGTTGTACGCCTTCTGCATGTCATGCAGTGCGCTCCGGTACGCCTCCGCCCAGACCGGGTAGAGGCGCGCCGAAACTTCAGGCGATACATTTTGAAATAGCTGGCCAACAAGCGTCACGACCTTGCCCAGCTGCATGTTGTGGTGGGAGAGCGACATCATCGCTTCGTCGCGTTCATATTGTGTCATGGTTTGGTTAGTTTATGTTTTACGTCATCAATTTCTACTACACTGTCTTCGCTTGGCTTGGATTGGTTGTCTACGATTTGACCATCTGAATTTTCAAAGTAAATTACATTACCTTGAGAATCATATTCCCACTTTGCCCAATATCCAATCGAATTCTCAAAGTAATTTTGATTACCTTGGGAATCGTATTGCCACTTTGTCCAAAATACAGTTGAATTTTCAAAGTAAATTTGTTTGCCTTGAGAATCGTATTCATACTTTGCCCAAAATCCATCTGCACGCTCGAAGTAGATTCGGTTACCTTTTTTGTCTTTGATTACCAACTTACCATTCGCCTCAAAGTCCCAGTTAATTTGCTGTGCAATTGTCTTCATCGGAATGTTACGGTTAATGTAGTTTTGGCAGGTTTCACTGGTACCACTGGCACGACTTCGCCAGTGTTGGGATCGACGATGGCGGCGGTGTCTGCCATCTTAAACGCGGTCTTGACTAACTCGTGTCGTGCTTTGAGGCGGTCTGCCAGTTCAACGCATACTGGATCGTGGTTAAAGTCGGGCATGTCACGCGGCTCGCGTAGCTGCACACTTGCGCCGTGGAACTTAAACTCGCCCTTGCCGTAAGTCGCGGCGGTGTCTTTCGCCAGCTCTTCTGTGCGCTCGATGATAGCCTCCAGCGCCTTCACAACCGCCTTGCAGCGGATGTGAACGGAAAGCGGATCGACGTTGCCGTCCATGACTTCGGCGGTGACGTGGTTGACGAAGGCCTCTATCTCTGACCTGTCGATGTTGGTGGGCAGCGTCAGCACTGGTCACCTCCTTGCAGTTTTGCGATGAACTGTTGACGCTCCTTCATCTGGGCTTCTTTGAACGCGAGCAGGTCGAGGTTCTGCTTCCATCCGAAGGCGTAGCGCTCCTCGCGTTGCTTGTGGATGAACTTGGTCATCAGGGTTTTGGCTTCTTGCTTTTTCATTGGTTGGTTTGGTTGGTTTAAAGGGTTTTGAAATAATTGATGATGTTGTTTAGCTTTGATTCCAGTACGTTGACACGGTGGTTCAACTGGTCGTTTGCCGTTACGATAGGTTGCTCCTGCTCTCGCATAACTGACTCGGTGAATAGCGTTGGTTGCACGATGTCTTGTGGTTTGCGTTGCTTTTGAACATTAGATTTTTGTCTATTATTCATACGTCTGTTATGCTCTAATAAAGCTAATGCAGCTTTTTTTAGAATGCCATCATTTATCATATCTGGATCGATATGATAACCTCTTGTATTGTTATATTGAAGAACATTAACGTCTTTTAACACTGTGCATGAATGATTTGATAATCCATTTCGTGTATCGGGATATGTACAATGCGGCATAAAACCATCTAAGGTATTATTATCTACAACCTTACCTTGTAGTTGATGACTATGCACCATTAGTAGTAATTGCTTGAATTTTGAAACATAAGCGTCAATGTTTTTTGTTTTGAAATTTTCCATTGGTTTGGTTGGTTTAAAGGGTTGAAAGATATTTGATTCCTGATTCGTACTTCGCCGCATCCCAGTTCTCGCGCGCTTCCAGCTTGTATCGCTGATCGGGATCGCTGACCTTAGCCATCAGCATTTGACCGTATTTGACGCGGAGGTCGGTGAGCATCTGCTCTTTGCCGATTGCCAGCGTCATCTCTTCAGCGGTTGCGATGCTTGTTTCCAGTCCGATGCCGAAGTTGCCAAGCGCTCTGCCCCACGCGGAGGATTCGCAGTTCTCGACGTACGACGTCTTGTTGATCGCGCTACTGGTGCGGTCTTCCTGCGCCATGCCGCTTGCGACGATGCGGCCATTGGGATCGGTGATGAGTGCGTTCAGTACGCAGAAGTCGGGTGTCAGCTGCACGACTTCGGTGGTGAGGGAGTGATCGGCGAAGTTTGCGCGGAAGTATTTGAGGCGCTCGACTACTTCGACGTAGGGTTTCCCTTTAATGTTCGTTGTTTTGAATTGGTGCATTTTTAGTTGGTTTAGTTGGTTGGTTTGCAGCGAAGTTCAACGCGGCGCGGATGCTGCCAAATCGCGCCCGGCATAGGGTGAGGGTGTCAGCCTCGCAGTAGACGGAAGTAAGTTGCATTTTGGACTGGTTAGAAAGTGTAGGTGTCATCTTCTTTGTTGAGTTCATTGGTTTTTTTTAGGTACGCAAATATACATAAATAAATAATAGGCAGCGCGCAGAATGATATGTACCACCACCAGCGGTCATGGAAGTCAGCCATCATGTAGACCATGCTTAGCAGGAAGGGAAGGATCAGGAGTAGGTTGCTCATTTGTCGAATAGGTTTTGAAAGTTAGACAGGGTGCGGTCTTTGCCCAGCACTACAAGCAGCGTTTGTATTTCGTCGAAGGTGCAGAGTGTATAGAAGTGCTTGCGTGTTAGGAACTCAACGCAGAACTCTCTGCTGTGCGGGTGTTCGTAGC